AGGGAGCCGAAGCTCCCTTTATTGGTTTTAAGAACCTTAAGCTCCTTGAGAACCAAAAACTCCACGCCAGTTAGAGACACCAAATGAGTATCTTTCTCTAGCTCTATACCTAATGTTACCTGTTGAAAATTCAGGTTCCATAGAAGTTTCCATTCCTGTTCTGTTGAACATTTTTAGACCTTCTCCATCTGCATTAACCGATGTCATAATAAAATATGCATCAGGGTCATTTAGATAATGGTTTACTGAAAAACCATTTGGCATTGAAGATTGGTTTTTAATTGAGTTAATATCATTATCTGATGTTGAAACTCTACCCGGTGTGTTTAAAAGTCTATCAGCCACAAATGTTAATTGTGGTGGAACGATTATTTTATCAGGTCTAACTGCAATAGTTAGGTTTCTGTCATCAACAAATGTTGATATGTCAATTATGTTATCTTCAAGTGAAGTTTCATTCAGGTCAGCCATTGTTGCAGCTCTGTTACGAGCTGTACCACCACCCGCTAACGGATGTGCTGTGGATATTAATTGCTGTCCATCACCAATAGCAAAACTAGAATCAAACGCATTGTTTAATACATTTGCTCCTTTTACTTCTTTGGTGTGCTGCATTGAACGAGCCAATGCTTTTGTGTATCTTCTACCTAGTTGGTCATACAGGTTATCTTCAATAGCTTCTTCAGTTAATGAGAAAGCAAGAGCCACAGTTTCGTGTGTATATCTTGCTGTATATCCTTCTGAAGCACTATCAAAACTAACGCCTGCACCTTCTTCTTTGACAGGAGCTGCACCAAATCCAACTACAAGCACTTCTTCTTCAAAGGCTCTATCTGAGTCTTCTATAGAATATAGTTCTTTGTATTCTTCTTGGTTTTCGTCATATTCAAGTCCAAAAAGTGCATTTAGACCGGGTTCCAGTTCTTTCGCCAATTGTGCGCGTGAAATAGCCATCTAATTACTCCTTATGCTAAGCCTGCGCCTTTAACGCCTGCTATGTGATTTTGAATTACAACTAGAACATTTGTGTTTGCTGAAGCAACGTCTGAGTTATCAGGGTCTTGACTTATGTCAATTGCTTTTAGCGGCAAACTTGTTGCAGTTGCGCCTGTTGTGACATCTAACTCTGCTCCTGAAATACCTGTATAGGTACTGCCTGAGTTTGTGTAGACGATGTCAAAGTTACCAAACAAATCCGCCACTGGGAAAGTGTCGTCTGCTTGGATTTCAAAGACCGTATTAGGGTCATCGTGTATAAAAGCAATTAAGTCCGCAGCGTTCGTGCTTGCAGGGTAATAATTACTAAATACTTGCTCGTCAGTTGTTGGGTCTGTATACATGCAACCGTTAAAAACTCCAACTATAGGAACAGTTCCACCATCGGCATGGATTTCCACGGTGCCACCTGTGACTTGCATCACCATGTCGCCTTGAAAAATGCTTGTTCCGTAGTTTGCAGCAATTCGGTAACGGCTTTGACCGCCAGAATAGGGCGCTCCGCCCATTTCTCGTACAGGTTTTAGACCAAATGAAGCGTCTTTATTCGCCATATTTTTATCCTACCTTTTTTTTCCAAATGATACATCAGATCGTCTGTCGCTAGAATACTTTACATAGTTGTTGTTGCCATCGACTTCATTAAACATTGTGTTATCAAGAGCTTGATTCTGTTGAGAATTTTTGCCTTTGTAATATTTATTTCTTTCTTTGGTTGTTTCAACCGGTATCTTAGCTAAGATCAATCCACCTACGCTAATGACCCCCGCGTGTTGTCCATGCTCAATTGTTGGTAATGGGAAATCTGGCATTTCATCCTGACGGACAAACTCCCAGCCTTCTCGTAAGCGGGCAGAAACATTGTTTCTGTCCTCTATACCTACATACTCTGACCTAATCCATCGGTATTTATAACCTTCGGGTGCGGGTGGAGTTTCAAGCATCCTTGCGGGCTGCCATGGCTTTCTTCTAGCTTTTTTATCGTGTTGCTCTTCATCACGAGATGTGCGGGTTACTTCGTCAATTTTTTCTAAATCCATTATTTTGCTCCTTCTAGTTTAACGATTTCTTTGCCAATACGTTTGAGCCATTCCTTCTCGCTCATGCCATAAGGCTTCAAATTGCTTTTAACAGAAACATGATTAGGACTAATCGTAACTCCGTTTCTCTTTCCTTGCGCTTGTTGACGGCTTCCAGTGGAAGCAGAAGCTACTCTTTGCACAGATGAGTTTGCTCCTTTTTTGTCGGTTGTTTCAGTTGTAATATTCAAAACTTTATTTAATCTATTATCCAACTCTTCATAGTATTCATCACTTGAACCATCAAAGCCTTCGCTTTGTAAGTCTTCATGAATCCCCATAGCGGTATAAGTTTTTACTCTGTCCTTTTGGAACCAAGTATTCTTTTCCGCCCAGTCTACTGCTTTAGAGTCAGGCTTAGGTTTATCATACACTTGTTCTCGAGGTTTTTGTACATTTTGTTGAACAGCCTGTGAGTTGTAATCTTCTTGTTGCTGTTGTTGCATTTTTGCCAACCTCACCCTTTCTTCTTCTAGGGATACTTTGTTAAGCAGCTCAACGCTTTTTAACTCTAAATCCGGGTCGTTGGTTTCTCTTGCTTTTTTGTACAAATCTTCTGCTTGTTGTCTCTGAGATTTGACACGGCTTTCATATTCATCCGTGTAACTTTTATCCAGAACATTTGCTCTCGATTTAACATTGTTATATTCACCTTGCAACGAGTAGTATTTTCCTTCAGCGTTGCTGGCTCTTTCTTCAGCCATACGAATTCTTTCGTTTAGCTTGTTTATTCTTTTGCTTACACCACGGGTGTATTTATCAAGTTCGTCTTCGCCGCCTGAGTCGGGAGAAGCTTCTTGCTCTTCATTGGGAATTTCTATTGTTTCAGAACTTTCCTCTAAATCGTCAAGTTGAACCTGAATGTCTTCGTTTTGTTCTTCAATCATAAGTTTCTCCTATACTGAAACGATGTCATCAGGGTTAAGAATGGTAGCAATTACTTCATCATCATTGATAATGCGTACTTCACTTTCATCCGCCAATTTAAACCTAGAACCTGCATATCTACCAATAAGAATCCATTGTCCTTTTTCGCACCAAGCTTTTTTAAATCTCTTGGCATCGTTATAACAATCTGGACCCATGGCTACTACATACGCAACAACGGTTGCTAAGGTTTCCTTATCTACGGTTTCCTTAGTAAGCAAGATACCGCCTTCGGTTACTCCCTTGCCCTTATAAGGCAGAACCAAAATACGCCAGCCAGTAGGCTGAGGCATTCTTTCTAAGATGTTTTTATCAAGCAGAGTTGGGTCTAAAACCCTTTCCTCTTCTTTAACAAAAGCATCTTCTAAATTTATCAAGTCTTCTTTATCTTTTGCAAGATTTTCTTTAGTCATCGACAATATCTCCTTCGTCATGTAAGTGTTCTTTTATCTTATCATGAATATAGGAAATTGATGAAATTTCACCCATTAAAAAATTATATTTTTCCATGTCTTTTATCCCACCAGACATTAAAATTTCTTGAATCTGCTCTTCTCTTTCTTTTAAACTTCTCCTTATGAGACGTATAAAAGAGTACATATCAGACATTTAGTAAATGCCGTTAAAGTTATTTCCTCTTAAAGCAGCTCCTTTTCCTCTGCTTTTGCCTTTGCCATAGCCGGGCTTTCTAGGCTCAACTTTGACATCTTTTGGCTGGGACATTGGAATGCTTCCTTGTCCTTTTATTTTTACTGAAGTATCTACTTTCATTATTTTCTCCTTGGTTATTAATTGTGTCTATTAAACACGTTTTCTTTTGGCGTTTGCCGTTCTAGCAAAAGACCTGTTAGCGCTTTGATTCGACATTCTAAGATTGCCAGAATTATTATTTAAAGGGTTGTTGTCCAAATGAGCAACATCTTTGCCGTCACCAATTGATGCTCGACCTGCTTTAACCATTTGCCTTCTTGCTTTGTTTCTGGCTGCTCGCCTTGCTTTTTGTTTTGGCGAGCTATGATAGTTAGCGTACTCCTTCTCGTAATTTCTTGTCATTTATTTTTTCTTAGCTGCTACCTTTCCACCTTTTCGTCTGGAGATAGCTTTTCTTGCTGCCGTGAGTGCTGTTTTTTTTGGATTTGCAACAAATTTCAAAGCTCCTTTAGCCGTGCCTTTATAACTTGGTTTTTTTCTGTTTCTACTTCCGGGTTTCATTGATCCCATTATTTACTCCTTTTTGTTGTAACTTGTTTTTTCTTTGCTACAGTTTTTTTCTTAGCCACAACTTTTTTCTTTGGTGTTTTTGCAGGTTTTTTTACTTCTGGCTCTGCAACGACAACATCTTGTTCTGGCATGACATTAACTTCATTAAGTAAAATTTCAGAATTTTGTTGTTTTAATTCATTAATTTTTATATTTAGTTTTTTTTCTTTTATTTGCTCTGTTCTTTTTTTGTTAATTGAACTGGTCATTTGTTCATCCTCGCTTGTAAGTCTATTAGTTTTAACTCGGCTTGTTGCTCAAGTCGTTGTTTTGAAATGTCAATTTTGTCAGCATTATTCATTGCCAATTGATCTGCTTTCTGTTGTTGTATTCCTAACTCAGCAGATTTCTCCATTGAGTCTTGTTGTTCTTTGCTTGTAAATTGTTGGTCTTTTAACTGCATCTCTTTGTCTCGTAAGCCAAGCTCTTGTTGTCTTATTGCTACCAATGGGTCTTCTTGCGATGGTGGCTGTACAGAAGACAAGAACTCATTTGACAGTTGAGCCAATATTGGAGAACTCATGCCTTCAATAATAGATTGCACTTGTTGCTGAACCATCATTTGTGATTGCGGGTCAAGTTGCTGTGCTTCTTGCATCATTTGTTGAATCTGTTGTTGCGCCTCTGGTGGCATTTGTTGCTCGGCAATTTGATTAGCCAAGAATTGTAAATGTTGCATGACGTGAGCAATAATCAAAGACTGCAATTGTGGGTTCATCTGTACTGATTGTGTTAAAAACAATGACTTATGAGCCTCAATATGCGCTTCATGGTTTTGTTCTGGGAAGGCTTGCGCAGGCATTCCCTGCAATAGACCACTGTTTTCTATGCCAGCATCAACTGGTTTTGGCGTATTATCTGCGGGTGGCTGCAACAACATTTCTATGTTATCAACTCCCAGTGCCGCATACATTCTGTAATATGCCTCGTATATTCCTTTGGGACCATGCAGCTCTGGATTGGATTGAACCATGGTCAAAAGCTCTTGAGCCATAACGACTCTTTGACTCATGGAGAAGATGTTTGGGTCAGAAACAGGTATAACGTCTACACTCTTACTAAAATCTTCTAGTTTTATTTCTCTTGAGCCACTGCCTGTTTCGTATGGATATACTGGAGGCAAAAACTCTCCAAACACTCTAGCCAATATTTTAAATTCTGTTTTTTGTGAGTAATGCAATCTTTTGTGAATTGCGCTCATAACCTTGGTTCCTCTTTCTAAAAGAGCAATTGTTGTGCCTACAGGCATAGCTGCATTGCTGTCACCAACATTCATATCTGCTATAGAGGCAAATCGTTGACCACTTTGAACCAATAAACCGAGCAGTTGGAATAACACGCTGCTTGGCTCTTTGTATGGCAATGGCATTAAAGAATCGCGCAAAGCTCCGCCCGGAGCATCTACATCTCTAAACTCACCCGGCTGCAACGGCGAGGCTTCATCTCTTATTCTTATGCCTCTGGCTTTAAAACCTGCTGGTAAATTAGACAATGTGCCTGCATCAATTAATTGTCTTAATGCAGAAGTTGCAGTTCTTGATAAACCACCAATCATATGGATTAAACCAAATCCATA